GGGAAATATACCGGCATCGGCAGCTTTACCATTGTTGCGGTGAAGAGCGGCAAGGGCTCTGACAAAGGATGGGGTAGATTGAAGTCCGGGGCGGGATGGATTAGTCTGGATTATTGTGTGAGAGTGTGATGGAATTCGGCAGATGAAAGAGTTTGCCGAAAAATATGAAAATATTATGGTCCTGCGGGAGTCCGGAAGAAATTTCGGATTTTCGCAGGATTTTTTTGTTTTGCGGGTTTAAAAACACCGATTTTCATGGACTGGGATATAGGAACAAAGTATTCCGGGAAGGACGGAGAAATTATGATGACGGTGGAAGAGATGAAAGCTGTGGATGTGCGGACAGTAGACCGTGATGCACTTGTGGATATCAATGAGGTCAAGATTGACAGGTCGCTGCCGAGAGAAGAGAGAATCCGGAGCTTCGTGGAACAGATTAAAAATCCGTACTGCTTTAAGTGTGGGGAAGTAGTTGTGAAAACAAGTTTTGCAGATACGGACCGGACACTGGAGGACTGTGTGGAACATTACCTTAGAAATCTGTAAATGGACATTAAAAAATATGGCACTGAAAAATGAATGCGGGTGCGGTAGAATGGGCTCAGGTCAAAAAATACGGTACTAATTCTGAAAAGCTGTAAGCGACTTTGGGGCTTAGAAAACCCGAAGGGAGATTACGGCTATGAAGGAACTGAAAAATTATAATGCGTGTATTTACGCAAGACTGTCACGGGATGACGGCGACAAGCTGGAGAGTGACAGCATTACAAATCAGAAAGCCCTTATCAGGGACTTTTTATCTAAACATCCGGAGATCCGTGTGGTTTCAGAGAAGACCGATGACGGATTTTCCGGTGTCAACTTTGACAGACCGGCTTTCCAGGAGATGATGGATGAAATCCGCTCCGGGAAAGTGAATTGTGTTGTTGTCAAAGACCTTTCCCGTTTTGGAAGAAATTATATTGAGGCAGGCAATTATATTGAGAGGGTGTTCCCTTTTATGGGAGTGCGCTTTATTGCAATCAATGACAGTTATGACAGCCTGGATAAAAACCAGTCGGATTCGCTCATTATTCCATTTAAGAATCTGATCAATGATGCCTACTGCAAGGATATCTCTGTGAAGATCAGGAGTCAGTTGGAGATAAAGAGGAAGAATGGACAGTTTACCGGTGCTTTTGCGGTGTATGGGTATCTGAAGGATGAGGATGACCACAATAAGCTGGTGGTGGACGCCTACGCTTCAGAGGTTGTGAGGGCAATCTACAAATGGAAGCTTAAGGGCATGAGCCAGGGGCGGATTGCAGACCGGCTGAACATGCAGGGGGTACTCTGCCCGATGGAGTACAAACTTTCGCTTGGAATGAAGGTACAGACAAATTTTAAGGTACATAAGAAGGCACTATGGTCCCCGGTGTCGGTGACGAGGATTCTTACAAATGAAATTTATACGGGCGTGCTCATTCAGGGGAAGAGCGGGACGCCTAATTACAAGGTAAAAAAGGTCATGCAGAAGGACGAGCAGGACTGGATCCGGGTGGAAGATTCCCATGTGGCAATCATTGCCAGAGAGGATTTTGAGACGGTCCAGAGGATTATGCAGAAGGATATCCGCATTGCACCTCTCGAAGAGGCGGTCTATCCGTTTTCGGGATATCTGAAATGTGCTGACTGCGGACAGAACATGGTGCGCAAGCATTACCGTGCCGGGGAGCGGGAATATACCTATTTTATATGCTCCACACATAAGGCGAAGAAAGGCTGCAGCACGCACACCATTGATGAAGCGTCTCTTATGGAGAGCGTGCTTGGTGCAATCCGCAGCCAGGTGGAACTTGTGATGGAGATTGAGCGGGTGATGGAGATTGTGGAATCGCTGCCGGAAAATCAGCAGAATATTTTCAATTTTGATGCGCAGATCGTGAAGCTGAAAGAAGAGATTGAACGGAATAAGAGTTTCAAGCTGAAACTGTATGAGAATCTGCAGGAAGGTATGATCGGACAGGATGAATATTTTCTGTTTAAGAAAAGCTATGCGGATAAGATCGAGGCGGCAGAAACGGCAATCAGGGCAATCGAGATGGAGCGGGAGCAGGTGGTGGACAGGAACCGCGACCGGCTTTCGTGGATTGATGTTTTTAAGAAGTACCAGAATGTGGAGAAGATTGACCGAGGCATCGTTGTTGACCTGATTGAGCAGATAAGGGTCAGCGAGGGAAAATGTGTCGAGGTGGTGTTCCGGTATGGGGATGAGTGCAGGCGTATCATTGAATCTCTTTCGGATGAGATGAAGATGCAGGCGGCAGTGTAGGAGGTGCGGTATGGCAAGAAAGAGCAGAAGAATGGGTGGAACTGTCATCGAGGCTCCGGTACAGGAAAACTGTAAGTTTGCAACGGCAATCTATGTACGGCTTTCGATTGAGAACAGTGGTAAGGACGATGACGGGGATTCCATTGCAAACCAGATCAGTTTCTGCAAGGCATTTCTGGAAGAGCATGATGACCTGGCACTTTATGGAATCTACGAGGACAACGGGGAAAAGGGCACGAATTTTGAAAGACCGGAGTTCAAGCGTATGATGGACGATGTGCGGTGCGGAAAAGTGAAGTGCATTGTGGTAAAGGACCTGAGCCGTTTCGGACGTGATTATATCGAGGCGGGGCAGTATCTGGAGAAGATTTTTCCGTTTCTTGGTATCCGGTTCATTTCAATCACGGACGGCTATGACAGCCTGACTTCGGATGATGCGGAAGGTGCGCTGATGGTGCCGCTTAAGAATATGATCAATGATGTGTATGCAAAGGACATTTCAAGGAAAATCATTACATCATTTCGGGCAAGACAGGAAAAGGGTGAGTTTCTGCCGGCTTTTGCACCGTATGGATATGTGAAGTCAAAGACAGTGGCATACAGGTATGAGGTGGATCCGGAAACGGCACCTTATGTGAGGATGATCTATGAGTGGAAAGCGGAAGGCGTAAGCCAGAATGAAATCTGCAAGCGCTTGAATGAGATGGGTGCGGTGACACCGGCCAGACGTAAGGTGGAACTTGGAATATGGCGGGCAGAGAAGTACAAGCATACGGTATGGTATGGGAGGACGATTATTGATATCCTGAAGAATCCGACATATACCGGGTGCATCGTTTATGGAAGGATTCCGAAATCTCTGTATGAGGGGATCAAGATGCACCGTGCTCCGGAGGAAGAGTGGCGTTATGTTCCGGATGCACATGAACCGATTGTCAGCAGGGAACTGTTTGATAAGGTACAACGGATTTTTGCGGACAGGGCTGAATCATATGGAAGAAAAGTAGAGAAAAATGCGGAAGCCAGAGAAAAAGTTAAGAATTATTTTAAGAATAAAATTTTCTGTGGTGACTGTGGAAAGCGGATGCGTTTTATCAAACCATCAGATAGGCGAAGAGAGGGCGGTCAGGATAATGCAACCTATGCCTGCGGCGGCTATCTGGACAGTGGGTACCGCAGATGTTCGAGGCATGGCATCAGGTATCCGGTTGTCGCGGATGCGGTGTTTGCAGTGATAAGAGAACAGGTGAACCTGGCTCTGGAGCAGGAGCAGCTTGTCCGCCAGATGCGTGGTACGGCAAGGGAAAAGCACCTGATTGACAGTTATGTGGGACAGATCAATTATCTGGCACAGGAACTGAAAAAGATCAATGGCAGGCGTGAGGCATTGTATGAAAATTTTGCGGAAGGGATTCTTGATGAGGCGGAGTATCAGTTTGCAAAGAAGAAATATGATGAGCAAGCTGATATGGTGCAGAAAAAACTTTCGGAAGCAAAGCAGAAAAAGCGGCAGCTGTATGAGGTGCTTACGCTGGATAATGGGTGGCTGAAAGCAATGCATGAGGCACAGAACGTGGATGGAATCCATGCAGGGCTTGTGGATGCTCTGGTGAGGTCTGTGAAGATTTATGAGGATAAACGCATAGAGGTGGAACTGAATTACGGGGAGCAGAAATCTGTGTTTGAGAAGGTCATTTTAGAAATGGAAGGTGAAGGGCGTGAGTAAATGGTTTATTGGAAAATATATCCGTCTGTCCCAGGAAGACCGGGATCTGATGAAGAAGGAAAGTAAGACGGAGAGCGAGAGCATTTCACACCAGAAGGCACTGATCCAGAGTTACATTGATGCGGATAAGGAATTGCAGGACGCAGAGCAGTATGAGTTTTTTGACGATGGGTATTCCGGAACGAATTTTGACAGACCATCGTTCGAGCGTTTGATGGAGCGGATAAAGAAGGGAGAGATTAACTGCGTTATCGTAAAGGATTTTTCAAGGTTTGGAAGGAACTATATCGAGTTGGGGGATTATCTGGAGCGGATTTTTCCATTCCTGGGTGTAAGGTTCATTTCCATCAACGATCACTATGACAGCCGGGATTATAAAGGGACCACTGGTGGTCTGGATGTGGTCATGAAAAATATTGTCTATGATTATTACAGCAAGGATCTGTCGGTGAAGGTCAAGACGGCAAAGTACCAGAAGATGAAGCAGGGACAGTATCTGGGCGGCCATGTGCCATATGGACTGATGAAGGATCCACAGGATAAGCATAAGCTTATTATCGATGAAGAGGCGGCTGCAGTTGTCCGTGAGATTTTTGATATGGCGATTGCAGGGATGCGGCTCATAGATATGGCAAGGACACTGAATGAGAGGGGTGTGGAAACGCCGGCGGCGTATTACCGGCGTAAGCATCCGAAATCTACGAAGTTTGCCGATACATCGGAAAAAAGCTGTTGGAACCATAATAACCTGAGACTGGTTTTGAAACAGGAGATGTATTATGGTGCGATTGTCGGACATAAGCGCCAGGGACTTGGCGTTGGAAGCCACCATACAACGGCGGTACCGAAGAATGAGCAGTTTATTGTGGAAGGAAAGCATGAAGGGATTGTGACAAAGGAAGAGTTCCAGAAGGCACAGGAAATTTTTTATACCAGACCGGAAACAAAGAAAAAGCAGGATGTGAATTATCCGTTGCATCGGAAGGTGAGATGCGGAGTGTGCGGCAGGGCGATGCAACATAAGAGTTACATGTTCCGGCAGATTAAGTACAGCTATTTTGGATGCCAGCATTCCACGGAGCAGGTGGGAGAGAATCGGTGTTCTAAGCGTTATACTCTGGAAGATGACCTGAATGCGGTGGTGTGGTCCGCAGTGCGGAAGATTCTTGATATGACAGATGCAATCGAGCAGAGACTGGAAGAGAGTCAGGGACAGAGCAGACAGGAAGGGTATCTGCTGGCGGAGCGGATTGCAGGTCTGGAAAAAGAAAAGGAAAAGTGTGAGTCCGACAAGTTTGTGAATGTGGATCTGTTCATGGCGGGAAAGCTGCAGAAGGATATCTATCTGGCCAGACGGTCGGAACTGACAAGGTTTGCGGAGCGGATTGAAGCGGAGATGCTGGATGCAAAAAAGAAACTCCATGAGATGGAGACTGCGGCAGATGATGAGATGGAGACTGCCCTGGGGACGATGAAGCGGTTCGCCGGGGAAGAGCAGCTGAGCAAGGCGATGGTGCAGGAACTGATTGAGAAGGTTCTGGTCACGGATCCGGAGCATGTGGAGATTGTGTGGAAGTTCTCGGATGAGGTTAGGAAGTTTATAGGGGTGTAGGCGTGGAGCCGGTTGGATGATGAGTCTGACCGGCTCTGTTGCTTTTATGTAGAATTGTGAGAAAATTTATGCTAGAATTTAAGAAGGATTTTGTTTACTTTAACAAACATTTACTTGTATTAAGGCGGTGAAAATGTGGCTAACATAATAAGGCTAAGAAATCCAAATGATACTACACAGGATGATTTGAACAAGTTTTGGACGAGTCTGTCGGCTTGGATAGATACCCAGTATGTTATTGTTGAATTTTTTAAGGGGGAATTAACGAAATATGACAACTGGGAGGGTGGGACATATTATTTGCAGATTGATTATGGTGCCCCATTGGAAATGGCGTTATCCTTGACAGATGCTAGTATATCTGCTAAACTGGGGGCTGTAAAATTAAATGTGGGGAGCTTGCAGCAGCAGGCTGAGATAGAATTGATGCTATTCTGACCCGTAACCTGATTTGGATAATGCCAACGTAGGGAAACTGTTTGTGTATGTTTATGCAGAGATATCTCGTTGTGGTATCTCTGCTTTTTTTGTACATCATCTTCTGGCTCACGATTTATCTCAAATCAGCATTTTTTCACTTTAGGAGGGCAAGAAAGATGCTTGGAAACTGTATCGAAAATGTAAGGAAGAATGTGCCGCTCGTCCACAACATTACCAATTATGTAACGGTAAACGATGTGGCAAATGTGCTGCTGGCATGCGGCGGAAGCCCAATCATGTCGGACGAGCCGGAGGATGTGGTGGATATCACCTCGATCTGCGGAGGACTCAACATCAACATCGGAACCCTGAATCAGAGAAGCATTGAGGGAATGCTTCTTGCCGGCAAAAAAGCAAATGAGCTGGGACATAAGGTTCTTCTTGATCCGGTAGGTGCGGGAGCAAGTGCGCTCCGAACCAACACCGCAATGAAAATCATGAATGAAATCAGGCTGGATGTCATCCGTGGAAATATCTCCGAGATCAAGACGCTGGCACTTGGAAGCGGGACAACCAAGGGCGTGGATGCAGATGCTGCGGATGCGGTTACGGAGGATAATCTGGATCAAATGACAGCCTTTGCAAAATCCTTTGCGAAGGAGTCCGGCAGCATCGTCGCAATCACCGGTGCGATTGAT